TGGCATGGTCGACGGCGAAGAGGACGACGTGGGCCCGACCAAGGCCAAGCACCTCGTCGACGACTACTGTTATCCTGCCCGCCCGCTTGCCGAAGCCGCAGCGCTGGCGTTCCAAGTCGCCGACGCCGCGGTGCGGGGCGTGGACCTAGCCGGTCAAAAAAAAAGCGCCGCGGTGACGAACGAGCCGAGCCATTCCGACGCGGAGCCGTCGTCGCCAACTGCGGTCAGCTAGGCATAGACTGGCGCACGGTCGATATGGCCGAATATCTCGAAGCGCTCGAGGCGCATTCCGAGGCGACCAATCCCGAGAAGAAGAGCAAGCCAGCCTCCGCTGGGCTCATGCGCTTTGTGAAGGCGCACCGGGAGGGTTAGCGCATAGCCGCTTCCATGCTGCCGCTGAATTCCTCGACCGTCATGCCGACGCATTCAGCCATGAGCGCGGTGAATTCGTCAACGTCAGCTGAGTCCGTCGTGTAGACCTGCTGACCCTTGACCCAGAATTCCTCGTATCCGGCATAGGCGCCGTAGGAGTTCTTCCCGTTGCGCTCGCCATGCACGATCGCATCGCTCTCGGGGCAATGCTCCAGGCCGCGAAACTGCACGCTATCCGGATCCTTCAAATCGCGCGCGGCGATCTCCTTTGCGTCGGCGAACTGGTCGAGCGCATCGCACGCGCTGAGCGCCAATAGCGCGGTTATGATCAAAGCAGCCTTCATCGCCCTCCCCTTGCGGCGGTAATTCCCGCCCCTTGTGCCTCATAGGTTCCGGTCGCTCAAGTTGGAGTTACCGTGGCTGCCGAGGTCGATCCTGTAATCTTGGAAATTCGTGCCGAGCTTGGTCGCTACAAGGCCGAGCTTCGCAGCACCACGACCAGCGTCGAGCAGCTTCTCGGACGACAGGAAAGGTCGGTCAAGCGCCTCGAAGCGGAAATGAAGCGCTCGTCGGGCGCGATAGGCAGCACTCTTAAGGGATTGGCCGGCACTTTGGCGGCGGGCTTCGGTGCGCGCGAGGTTGGCTCGCTCGTCGACGACTTCACCCGCCTGCAGAACGCCCTCAAGGTCGCCGGGCTCGAAGGCGAGCAACTGGCCAAGGTGCAAGAGCGCCTGTACGAGCTCGGCTCACGCTATGGCGTCTCGGTCAACGCGCTGGCGGACCTGTACGGCAATGTTGCGCAAGCCGGGCGCGAACTCGGCGCGTCGCAGTCGGAACTCCTGACCCTCACGGAAGCGGTCTCTCAGTCCCTGCTCGTAACCGGCAAGTCTTCGGCGGAGGCTGCGGGCGCAACGCTGGGGCTCGTGCAGGCATTGGCCGCCGGCAAGGTGCAAGCCGAAGAATATCAGCAGATCAATGAGGGCGGCCTGCGTCCGCTGCTCGAAGCTGTGGCTGCGACCGACAAGTATGGCGGGTCAATCAACAAGCTCCGCGCAGCCATCTATGACGGGCAAGTGTCGTCGCAGGAATTCTACCGAGCGATCCTCGACAACGCCGAACTGATTGAAGGCAAGGCGGCCGACGCTACGATCACGCTCTCGGGTGCCTTCCAGTCGCTCAACGACCAGCTGGGCAGATACCTGGGCGAAGCGGGGCAGGCATCCGGCGCGACCGGCGCGATGGCCGAGGCAATCAAGGCGCTTGCCGACAACCTCGACGTGATCATACCGGCGCTCGCCGTGATCGCCGCGTCGATGGGCGTCCGCATGGTTGCCAGTGCGATCGCAGGCAGCAATGCCGTGTTCGCGCTCACCGCGGCTATGGGCGGCGCTGCCACGGCGACCGAGGCCCTCACCTTCGCGCTGCGCGGTCTGCAGGGCGTGGGCATCGTCGCCTTCCTCGCAGGGCTCGTTTACGTGCTCGACCAGGTGCGCCAGTCCTCGCTCGACGCAGCCAAGGCGACGGGCGAATACGCGAAGCAGCAAGAGCAACTGGAAGAGGTGCAGGCGCGCGCCGAGAAGGCGACCTCCGACCTTGCCACCGCCACCGGGCGCGCCCGTGTCGAAGCACTGGCCAACGCGAAGGCCTTGCGCGAAGAGGCTCGGCAGGCACTGTTCAACGCCAAGGCCAAGGCCGAAGCCGCACGCCAGACCGCCCGCCTCCGCGCGATCGATGCACAGGAAGAGGTGCGCAAGGCGCGCGCTGTAGGTGGTCCGCTGACCCGCGACCAGTTCGGTGGCACAGGCATTGCGATCGAAGGTCCCGCGCAGAAGGCGTCGCAGGAGGCGCAGAACAACCTGCGCGCTGCGAACAAGGCGGTGAAGGATGCGCAGGGCGTCGTCTCCGAACTCACCAAGTCGATCAACGGCCTTGCTCCGGTTGATACGAGCGCGGCCACCACGCTGAAGAACACCAAGACCCGCACCCGCTCCGGTCCCGACGCCGACGAGATCGCCGCCCGGCAGGAGGCCGAGATTGCCCGCCTTCGCGCCGAAGAAATTCAGGCGCGGCTCAACCTCACCGAGGACATCGATGAGCGCGCCAACCTGCAGGCCGAACTCGACGCGGTGGAACTAGAGCAGCGCCGCGCGGACATCGAGAGTAATGCCGACCTCAGCCGTGCGCAGAAGGACGCGCAACTCAAACTGCTCGAGAGCTTGTTCGGCGTGGCCGCACAGATCGACGAGCAGGGCCAGATCATCGTGCGCGGCAACGCTGGGCTCTATGCCGAGATTCGCGAGCGCGAAGCGCAGTTCGAAGAGCTTCGACGCGCCGGTCAACTCGAAGCCGATACCGCGCGGGCCAAGGAAGACGTCCTTCGCTCGCAACTGAGCATAACGTCGGACCGCGAAGAACGCGCCCGGCTCGAGCAGCAGATCCTCGCAATTCAAATCGAGGCGGCAAAGGCCGAACTGCGAAACCAGATCGCCACGCTGGAACTCGCCAAGGGGCGCGAGAAGGAAGTCGCGCTTCTTCGCCAGCGACTTGCCGACCTCGACACCATTCGCGCGAACGACGCAGAAGGCATCGCCCGCGACTACGAGAGCCCGCTGCAGCGCTATGCCCGCGGGCTCAACGAAAGCGACCTGGGCGACGAAGCCGAGCAGCTGATCGTCGACGAGATCGAGCACGTGCGCGGCGGCATCCGCGACGCGATTGCGGACGCGATCGGCACCGACGACCCGCTCATTACCGGGCTGATCGACCTCTTGCTGCAAGACCTGATCTTCAAACCGCTGGCGAACAGCCTTGCGAATGCGAGCGGCGGGGGCGGCGGATTCCTACAGGGCATCGGCAGCGTCATTGGCTCGATCTTCGGCGGGGCCCGGGCATCGGGCGGCTATGTCTCGCCGGGCCAACTCTACCGCGTCAACGAGGGTGCAAGCCCCGGGCGGGTCGAGGGCTTCCGGCCGGCGGGCTCGGGCGAAATCATCCCGCTCGGCCAGATGAACGCGCTCGCCAACGGCGGGATGCGCTCGGCAGCGGCAAGCGGCATCGCAACCGTGCGCCTCGAGCTTTCCGGCGACATCGACGCCCGTATTGATCAGCGCAGCACCAACGTCGCGGTCGAAGTGACCCGCGCAACGGCCCCGCGCCTGATTGATGCGGCGGCAAACGAAACCGCGCGCCGCTTTAGCAGGCCGAAGCTATGACCGAGATCACCGTCCCGAACGCTGACGACTTCCTGCTCGACAGCCTGCGCCTTCGCGCGCCTGCGCAGGTCAACCGATCGACGTGGACCGGTAGGCGCAAGGTAATCGGCCTGGCGGGCACCGAAGTCTGGACCGGGCAGGCGTCGATCGACCTGATCACGACCGAAGAGCAGGAGCGGCAGTGGCGCGCGTTCCTGTTCGCGCTGGAAGGCCCGGTTAACTGGTTCCGCTGGCGACTGCCGTGCAACAGCCATATCGGGCCGAAGCCGACCGTCGATGCGGGGGCGTCGGACGGATACACCCTCCCCCTCTCCGGCGGGCAACCGAACGCGCGGATACTGCGCGCCGGCCAGTTCATGACCGTGCCCCTGCCCTCTGGCCATACCCGCGGCGTGTGCCTGACCGCAGACCTACGCTTCGATGCGTCGGGTGATGCGATGGCGCAGTTCAAGCCCGCATTGAATGAGACGCCGACTGCGGGCGTCACAGTCGAGACGACCGACCCTTACATTCCCATGAGCGCTGTCGATCCCGAGCAGGGGCTCAACAGCGCGGACGGCATATCCGGCACGACTTTCGACGTCGAGGAAGCGCTGTGAGTCTGCCCGACGCAACCTATTCGGCGGCGCTCGACGAGCCGATCATCAAGCCCGTCTGGTTCGCCTTCCTCGATTTCGTGGGCGATCCGGTGCGCGCGAACACAAGCGGGCGCGATGTGACGCCGAGCGGGTACGGTGACCCCGACATTGACGGGCAGACGTTCGTCGGCATCTCGGGCGAGCTCGTCTCGGTTTCGCCGGTAAAGATCGGACCGGGCGGTTCCGAGACGGTCACCGCGCAGCTATCGGGCATTCCCGGCCTCGACGACGACGAGATCGCATTGCTCAACGATCCGGCCAACTGGCGCAGTCGCGATGCCCGTCTCTGGAACATTATCCGCAACGCCGCAAACGTACAGCAGGGCGGCTTTCATTCCTATTACACCGGCAAGATGGTCGGGCTCTCGCATTCGGGCTCGGGCGAAGGGCAAGTCCTTACCGTCACGATCGAGAGCTATCTCGGCGTTTTCTCCGAACCGTCGAACCGCACCTATCTCGACCAGGAGCGCTATGACCCGGGCGACGAGAGTGCGCGGGCGGCCATTGCGATTGCGAACGGCAACTATACCGGGGCGCGTGCTGGAAGCGGCAATGCTGGAAGCGGAAGCGGCCCTGCAGGGCGCGATGGCTTTGGCACATACAGGTATGACTACCGATGACGCGCCTCCCCGACTGGGAGGCTCGGCTCTCCGAATGGATCGCGGCCAACCGGTCGCGCGAGTTCGCCTGGGGGCAATGGGATTGCATTCTCATGGCCTGCTCGGCGGTCAAGGCGCAGACCGGCGTGGATCCGGCGGAGCAATATCGCGGGCGCTACAGCGATGCGCGTGGCGCGGCCGAAGCTTTGCGCGAACTCGGTAAGGGCACGCTGCTCAAGACGGTCGATTACGTGTTTGAACGGCGACCGGTCGGCAAGGCGCGGCGCGGTGATCTCGTGATGCGCAAGTGCGCGATCGGCGTCTGCGTCGGAGGTGCGGGCCTGTTCGTCGGTGATGCCGAACACGTGGAGACCGGAGACATCGTTGGCGCTGGCCTTGTCCCTGTTCCCCGCTCCGAATTCGAAAAGGCATGGACGGTATGAAGACGATCGTGAAGGTCGCAGGAGTCGTAGCAGGCATCGCCGCTATCGCTACTGGCATTGGTGCGGCGCTCGGCGGCACAATGATGCTCACTGCATTCGGGGGCAGCATCGCAGCCAGCACGATCGCCACGGTAGCGGGGGCGATCAGCCTTGGGGCATCCGCCCTCATGGGTTCGCCCAAAGCCCCCAAGAACAGCCCCGAAGCGCTCGATCGCCTACGCGCCAACCTCGACCCGCGAACGCCGCGCAAGACTGCGGTCGGCATCACAGCGCTCGCCACCGATATCCGCGACGAGGAATTCACCAACGACCAGACCTACTTCCATCGGTTCATCGTCTGCGCGAGCCACAAGGTCGAGAGCATCGACGAGATATGGTTCGACGACAAACGGGTATGGTCGGCATCGGGCGGTGTTGAGGGCGAGGCGGTCGGTTATCTCACGGTCGCCACCCGAACAGAAGGCAGCGCGGGCAACGCGATCAACATCTCGGGCCGCATGGGTTCGACGCGGCGCTATACCGGCCTCGCCTACGTCCACCTTCGCTACAAGCTCACCGGCAACAGCAAGAAAGCCGAAAGCCCGTATGCGCAGGGCATCACGACCCGCATCACAATCCGCGGCAAAGGCGCCGCCCTGCCCGATCCGCGCGACCCGTCGCAGGACATGGACGATCAGTCGACATGGGCCTGGGATGCGGACGCTTGCCGCAACCCCGCGCTCGCGCTGCTCTTCTACCTGCTCGGCTATCGTATCAATGGCCTGCTCGCGGTCGGTAAGGGTATCCCCGCCAATCGCATCGACCTCGATAGCTTCGCGGTGGCTGCAAATATCTGCGACGAAGAAATCGGCAAGGTCGGTGGTGGCACCGAACCGCGCTATCGCTGCGACGGCGTGTGGAGCGAGGGCGACAATCCGACGACCGTCATGGACATGCTCAAGGCGACGATGAACGCCGATCTCGATGACGTGGGCGGCAAGCTGCGGCTGACCGTGTTCCACGACGATCTTGCGGACGTTGCTGCCGAGTTCGACGACGGTGACATTATCGATGGCTTCGACTGGCAGGCAGTTCCACCGCTCGACCAGTCCTTCAACGTCGTGCAGGGCTCCTACACCGATCCGAGCAACGAAAGCCTGTATCAGCAGGTCGACTATCCGCTGCAGGAGATGACGAGCCCCGACGGTATCGACCGGATTAGCACGTTTAACCTGCCCATGGTTCAGTCGGCCGGCCAAGCGCAGCGCCTTGCTGCCATGCGCCTCGAGCGACAAAAATATGGCGGTACGTTCAAAGCCGAGTTCCAGGCGACCGCGTGGAAGGTGCAGAAGAACAGCGTGATCAAGCTGTCCTTCGCGCAGACCGGGTTCGTCGAGAAGCTGTTCCGCGTGGCCGAGATTGAGATTCGGCAGGATGGCGTCGTGCCTTTAACGCTGGTCGAAGAGAACGCCGCGATCTACACGCCGCCCACGCTTGCCGCGGCGATCGCGCCGGTGCCCTCGACGCCCTACGACCCAAAAAGAAATCCGATCGTGCAAGCGATCAACGGTGGGGCGGGAGAGGTCATTAGTCGATCTCCGTCCTACCCGGTGACGAGCGACGACACCAATATCTTTGTCGCGGCTTTCACTGGCGTACTCCGAGATGGCCGTTCGATCTCCTTTCCGGCCGCGACGATCGCTTCCCTCTCGTCCGGCACGTTCTACGCGGTGTTCAACGATGGTAGTACTTATTCAGTAGTGACGAGCGCAACTGACGCCAAGTTCTCGGATCCCGACGAGATATTCCTGCAGTGGCAGCAGACCTCTGATGGCGGATCGTATGGAGGCGGGACCGAACCACCGCCCGGCGGCGGTGACTTCCCTTAAGCGGCGGTAAATTCCGCTCAAAGCCAGCGATACCCGTGCGATATGGCAAGCGCACCCGAAATCAACATCGTCGCCGACAAGCGGGTTCCGTTCGACGACGTGATCCCTGATCATCGCGGCGATTACACTGGCGCGACCGCGCTCATGGAAGTCCGGCCCGAGCCGGGAGCCGATGGCACGCCGGTTCTTTCGCTCAGTACTGCACTCGTGAGCGGCGAAGGTATCGTTATCACCTATGACGACGAGTACGTCACCGAGCGCAACGGCACGATTTATACCGGCGCCAGTCTCGTCCAGATTTTGATCAACGAAACGACGCTTGAGGCGATCGATTACGCGGCCTCGCCCGACGAGCGCGCAACCTACCATTACGACATGCACATCACCCCGAGCGGCGGAAAGAAGTTCGTCGCCTACCGGGGCACATTCACGATCGCCCCGGGAGTCGTCCGATGACCTTGCCTGCGGTTCTGCCGGGCGTGCCGCCTGTGGTTGTGGGGGATGTGAATGCCATAGAAACCGCGCGTCAGCGGGTTGCGGCAGAATCCGCCGCCGATCGAGCAGAGGCCGCTGCCGACGCATTGGATGACCTGACCGAAACTGTATCGGGTCCCAATCTATACAACCCCGCAGACACCAATCAGCGGCGCGCGGGTAAGTATATCACCAGCGCAGGGGCGATCAAAACCGATGCTTCCTGGGGGTTGGTCGCGGTCCCGGTTGTTGCTGGTCAGACCTACACGCTTTGGACGAGCACCTCGCGGCGAGCGGGGCTCGCGTTCTATACTGCGGACCCGACCGACGCGAATTACATCTCCGGCAGCTACACTGGCACTGTCACCAATCCGCAGACCGTAACTGCTCCGGCGGGTGCGGCTTACATGATATTCAACCTTTGGAGCAATTCGATTGCCGAGCCGTCGCAGGTGATGCTCAACACGGGCAGCAATGCGCTTGAATACGAGGCGTATTACGCGCCTTACCCTGTCCTGAGCGAGCAGTCGGTAAACGAAAGTGCGAGCGGCCCCAAACTGCGGCTTCGCGGTCCCGGCTCAGCCGCAAGTTACATCGACACGCCGCGCGGTGCGACCAGCTTGCGCCAAGAGTTTCACCCTTGGCCTACCGCCAGTCTGACGGCTTCGGGGTTATTCGATTTTGCTGCGATCACGATTGACGGATTCGTTATCAAGACCGCCACCGATGACACCGCGCCAGTTCATGCGATGGGCGCGACCCTTGGCGCGGGGCATGGCTACAAAATGTCCCGGCTGACCGCCACAGCACACGGCAAGACAACTGCCGACATCGGGCAGGTGCTGAGCAATGGCGGGGCGCAATGGGTCATCGTCGGCATCGTGAACGCGAACAGCCTATACGTCACGGCTCGCGCCAGCGACACCTACGCCACGACCGGGACGTTCACCTATGTTTCGGGCGGTAGCAATACCTCGAACGTCACAGTATCCGCAGCGGCTAATGAGGCGATGTTCCAGTGCTACGGCAGCCGCTCGCTCACAATCGAAGTTGACGGCAGAGAGATTACCGAGACTAGCGGGTATTTCCCGTTTCAGGACTGCGTGGTTTTTCGCGAAACCTACGAGATAGCGTCCAAAACGGATATTGCGGAGTGGTTCGTTGCGAACGGCGAGGGGCCGCATGAGGCCGAGGGGACAATCGCGATCACGAACACCTATCGCTATGACCGCGAAGGCAATTTGACGATCCACAGCGATTACCTCGCGCTGAAAGCGCACGACCTCACCGACATAATGGTTTTGCAGGCCCAGTTGGCAAACACCAATGACGGCGGCGTTGACTATTACATCCCTAAGGCGATCACGGCGACCCACGAAAGCACAAGCTACGATTTCCAGCTAATCGAGGATTCCGCGCCTGCGGCGGGGTGGTCAACGGCTTTCGACCTGACCCCGGCTCGATGTGAGGCCACGGGCATCCTTGCCGACCGCATGATGATGCTTACCAACAATTACGGCTTCGCGATGGGCTTCCTGCCTGTTCAGGACGCGGCTGTCGCGACCCGTCGAACGCAGGTCACCAATAAGGCGATGGAGATCCGCAACGGCACTCGCAAAGTCTATATGCGGTTGATCGACAAGGGCGTCACATCCTTGGTGCCTGGTGACTACTTCTCCGGTGTTGCGTATCGCACGCCGTTCGTGCGCCCAACCGAACGCACGGCGGCTTATACCGTGCGCAAGCCCGGTGCGGACTACCTGTTTGTGGACTGGCATGATGTCGCCGCGGTAGACCGTGTCCCGGTGCCTTCTGATTTCGAGGGTCGGGACTTCACGGTTGTAGAAAGCCGGAATTGCACTGTCGTTGGGGAATTGACGAGCCGTCTTGTGGTCGATGTCGATTGCGCCGGGGACTATGCTTATTTGATCCTGAAAGTATCGGCGTGACCCGCACTCTGACCTGCCTAGCAGTGATGTGCTTGGCATGGCCGATAAGCGAGTGCGCGTTTGACTTTGTGCAAAGCAGGAGGCGTCGGTGATGGACGACGTACTCGCCCATACCTTCCCGCCCAGCTTCGAGGGTTCGCCGTGGTCCTACGGTTTTGCGCTTTTCAGTCTGACGCTGATCTGTGCGCTGTCGGTGGCTATGCTGCTACAGTTCGTCTTCGAGTGGCACGCGCGGCGCGAGGCTCAAAAGATCGCGGCCAACCGTATCTGCGCTGATGTACCGTTCGCTTCTCCGCTGGCGATCCATCGGTGGATCATCACCGGCTTCCTCGTCACGATCCTGCTCGGCGCCTTCCCCGATGTGATGGTCTTGTTCATGTGGGGTGAGGCGAAGGACAGCACGATGGTCTCGCTGTTCATGATCGACCGCGTATGTGACGGCCTGACGATCTTCCCCTTCACGCTCGCCGCGGTGCTTTCTGCCTGGGGAATGCAGGTGCTCCCTCAACAGCTGGTGCGCGAAACGCGCGTGATGTTGCAGCGCCCCCGCTGGGAAACCATCAAGGCGCAGGCCAAGATCATCGGCACGGTCCTCGTGATCGCGGTCGGCGTGACAGTCTCCAAGGCCGGGGCATGAAGGCCTCGACCGGCATAGCCATCGCCGCGCCTAGCTTGGGCCCGGCGATCGTCACCGTGTTCGGCATCGACGTGCCGGTCATGGCGTTGTGCCTGTCGGTGGCCGGGCTCGTGCTCGCCCGGGTCGTCGCGCCGCCGCCGCTGCGCAAGCTCTCGCGCGTGCAGGAAGTGTCGCTGACCCTGCTCCTGCTCGTCGTGCTGTTCCTGATCGTAACCGGCGAGCTCGGCGGCGGTGATCCGCTCGGCCCGGGCATGGCAACCGTATGGGGCATTGGCCTCGGGTTCTCTGGTCTGCTCGCTGTTGAATTCTTCGGTGAGCGAATTCGCGCGATGCTGACCGCTCTCATGGGAGGTGCGAAGTGACCGATCCACGCAAAGCCTATTTCGACGCAGCCCGCGCGGCCGACGAGGATGGCGTTCTCGTCCTCGACGACATCAACAAGATCCACGCGGTTCTCGACCTCGCGGGCGTGCCCCGCAACGTCATGCCGGCCATTCCGGTTTCGGAGCCCGGCGGTCCCGACGAGGTGGGCAACGACGGTATCAACCTCATCAAGCAATTCGAGGGCTGCGCGCGGCTGCGCAAGGACGGAATGGTCGAAGCCTATCCGGATCCCGGCACGGGCGGTGAGCCCTGGACGATTGGTTGGGGCGCCACGCGCGACGGGCTGCACGGCTATGTGCGGAAAGGTGCGGTCTGGACGCAGCAGCAATGCGATGAACGGCTCGTATCGGACCTCGTGCGCTATGCGAACGACGTCGCCCGCGCGATCGGCGACACGCCAACCAGCCAGGCGCAGTTCGATGCGATGGTCAGTTTCCACTACACCCCGGGCGCGATTGCTCGGGCCACGCGGACGAAGAAGCACAAGGCGCGCGACTATGAAGGCGCGGCGGCCGAGTTCAAGCGCTGGAACAAGGCGGGCGGGCGCGTGCTAAACGGGCTCACCCGGCGCCGCGCCAGCGAGGCGAAGCTTTACCGGAGCGGGTCATGAACCACGATTGGCAGCGCTTCGCCGCGATCGTCATGCTCGCACTGCTGGGCGGCGGCATCGTCGCCTGGCTGATCGTTTCGGTGGTGTGGGATGGCAGGCTGTCCGCGGTGGACGGCGGCGCGCTGGCAGCGGCGTTCCTGTCGCTGCGCGAAGTGTTCTCCAAGATCGAGAAGATCGCGCTGGGCATCCGCACACCTGAACCCGTGACCGACCCCGTGGGAGAAGAATAATGATCGGCGAGCGAATGGGCGAGATGATCTGGAACGGGATCGTTGCGCGATACGCGGGCAAGGCGATTCTGGTCTTCGGCCTGGTGATGTTCGCGCTGGGAATCGCGGTAGCGGTGGGGGCGTTCGAATGATCGGGACAATCGCCGGATGGCTGATCGCGCAAAACCCTGCGCTCACATTCGCCCATGCAAAGCGCCTGGCAAAACGTGGCCTGATCGCGGGCGCCATCGTTGCTGCGGTCGGGGGCTTCCTGATCTGGGATTACTTCGACGACAAGGCCGCGATCGAGAAGGCCGACGGCAAGCGCAAACTTGAGGAAGCGGAAGACGCGCTCGAGGGGGAACGGCGCGCCAACCGCGGCGAAGAAGCGCGTCGCGAGGCACGCGAAGCCGATAGCGACAGCACCACCGACGACATGAAGGAGGCCGAAGATGCCAACCCCGAAGCTGCCCGCGCTCCTGCTGGGCCCGTGTCTCGCGCTGCTGCTGACCGCTTGCGGAGGCGATGAGGTAAAGTCGACGCCGGATCCTGTCCGGTTCCAGCGATTGCCTTTGCCCGCGGCGCCTGCGGGCGAAGCGGTGTGTGATGGCGAACCGTGCCTGTCCGACCGGCAGGTGGGCCAGCTGCTCAACGAGATGATCGATGTCGCCTGCGCGATGGGCGACAAGCTGGCGTGGCTATCGGATTACTATCTCAAGACCGAGGAACCGCCGACCTGTTCGCGGCCCTAACAAAAACCCCGCCCATCTCGGGGGGGATAGAGGAGATGGACGGGGTTCGGGTAGAAAGCAGAAAACTGCTTCCCAGGGTCGCCTGTTTCGCGCGCCTTACTTCAACCCAGCGGCAAGTCCAGTGCGGCGGTGGCGGCGCGCAGATTGCTTTTCACGAACTCCTCGCGCGAGAGTGGTTTCCCATTGGCGACGAAATCGTCCTTTTGGCCTGCGCCGTCCCTCCATTTGCCATCGGACCAGATCCAGCAGGATCCGGTATAGTGCTCGATCAGCATCGGAACGCCGTCGAGTTCGTGATATGTGATGGTCAAAGTTTCCGATGCCCCCGATCAAGCGTGCGTAGCAGGCGGATAGCGGGCCGCAATCATCGGTATTCACTTATAATCCCCGGACATTAACATATGTTGTTGGTGCGTAGCGATGGGACCGCCTAGCCCGCGCACCATGCAATGGCCTTGGAAGAAAAAAGCGCTGAAGATCTCCCGACCGGACCGAAAGTTGGTGTCCCTGTCGGCGAGCATGCGGACGCCTCACGGTGATGGTGACTGGGCGCAGGTGCATATTCTCAACGCGGCAATCGGCGGATTGCAGCTGCGCGCCGACCAGGTGCCTTCAATTGGCGAGACGATCGAGGTCGTGCATCGCGGGCTGACGATCCAAGGACGGGTCGTTCGCGTCGAGGGGCGCCGGTTTGCGATCGAGGCGACCGAAGCGATCAATCTCGAGCAGTTGCTGGCCAAATCCGACCTGGCGACGAGAAGTGCGATGACAGTGAATCCCGGGACCGGAGAGAGCCCGCTCCACTGGAGCAAGCGGGACTGAATCGTTCACCCGAATAACCACACCGCCACCGGCAATAGGATCACCGCGGCGATTAGCGCGAATTCTAGCCTTACCCCCATCGCGCCCGGTACGCCTCATAGGCCTGCCGAAACTCGAGCCAGCACACGCGCTCTTTCGGATTGAACTCGGGGAATTCCTTCACGCGTTCGAACGCGGCATCGAGCCGTAGCTTTTCGTCGCTAGCGAGCCGCTGCTTAGAAGCGTCGTGGGATAGAGACATGCGGGGGATTCGAACTTCGTCGGTCATGGGCGGCTTATCGGCCGGCGGGCTACTGTAGGAAAGCCCCAATCGCCCCCGCTAGTAACCCCAGACCGATAAGCATCTGGACTGGCTTAGGTAGGCGCATTGGATGCCTCGATCATGGCGCGGTAGCAATCTTCTGACGCCTCGGTTGTGTCGGCGTGGGTATCAGGCTCTCCGCAGATTGCATAACGGCCCGCTTCCAGCATCCCCGGCGTAGGCTCAGCAGGCATTACAACGAACCCGGCAGCCTTGATTGCTGCTAGGGCGGCGTCGGCGATCTTCGTTCCCTCGTCGCCATCCATGGGCGGGCCACTATCCCAGACCGCCCTTGCTATCACTTCTCTAAGATCATCCATGTTTGCTGTCCTTGTGGTGGTCGAGGCGTTGAACGGTGAAGCGCAGCGTCGTGATGTCGTATCCTCGGGCCTCTAGCTCCTCGACGAGCGACGGGCGCTCCTCAATCTCCATGCTCGGGAATGCCCAACCCCAACGCTTTTCGGTTAAGGCATGGAGAACTGTGCGGGCGTCTGGCTTGTCAGCCCCACCGCCACCCCATGCGACGCAAAGGTCGGGATCGTCAAAACGACTAGGCTTGCCAAACGCGACCTTCACCTCTCCCGGTTTCGCCTTGGGTGTCCGGTAGCGCCGCTTTGCCTCAGTCATGGCTGGCGTCCTTGGGGGCTGCCGGGAGGGGCATCCAGTGGGTCGGGGTAAACCCGATCGCCGACCCCGTGTAAATATTGCGCCACGGCTCTTTACTACGGACGCGCCTGACCGGCTCCATTCCGCAAGCTCCGTTATTCCCGCAAGCAGCGCCCACCCAAATCGAGCTGCTGTGCGGCGCGCTATCTATCGTCATCCATTTATCTGACATTGGTGTCTCCTGTGGCTAGGCGGCGAATATCCCACGCGGCAAGTTCGCAGAGTGCAACAACGGCGAGCAACATTCCAACGCGCGTCCAGTCCCCGTCGAATGCAACCTTAATCGCTCCGCACAAGGCAAAGCCGCTTATCCAGTAAAGGCCTCTCGCCATCATCTATTCTCCTTCACTACTGGCTAGGCGGACTTGCGGTTGAACTGCGGGCAAGGCTCCCAGCCAAGTGCGGCGGCTTGGTCTGCCCATGAGCGGCCCGTCCGTATGCGGCTCACAAGCGAGTGCGACACCGGCAATCCGCTGGCAATCTGCTTGTTGCTCAAGCCTCGCCGGAACTTCTCGATAATCTCGGCAAGCTGAGCCTCGGTCAGTTTGGCTGCGCCATTGTTCGCGCCAGCTTGGTTCGGAGTGTTCGCCCGCCCTCGCCGCGCACGGTCCTGCATATTGTCCGACGCCGTGCCCCAATAGAGGTGGTGCGGGTTGCAGCACTTCGGGTTGTCGCAGTGGTGCAGCGCCATCATGCCGCTAGGCTCCTGCTCGGTGTGGATTACCAGCGCGACGCGGTTTGCCATCATCGTGCGATAGCTGGCGATCTTGAACCGGCCATAGCCGCTGGTGTGAAGCGACGCCTGCCAATCCCAGCATTCATCGGGGCCGCGCATATCGACGTGCGACCAAAACCGCATGATACGCAGCGCACCATGCTTTCCTTCAAGATACGGCAGAATCGGCCTAGGGTAACTGTCAGCCATTTGGACCTCCACTCAGGTTCATTGGTCAGGGCCGGGTCGGTGTTGTCGCACCTTCTCGGCCCGCTCTCAGGCTTCGGGACTATTTCGGGACACCCGCTGCCTGTTCTTGCCACGTTCCGCCCTTTCTTGCCGCGAACGGCTTTTGGGGCTTGCCCGCGAACCGCACGAAACCTAAGGGCTTCCGCAGGTCGGGGAGTGGCGCAGCCTGGTAGCGCACTTGTTTTGGGTACAAGGGGTCGCTGGTTCGAATCCAGTCTCCCCGACCAGTATTTCGTGATCCGGCGCCACGCGCGACGTGGCGCCGTTCCGGAAGCGCCGCAGCCGGCGCGCGGGAGACTTCGGTGAACACGAACGCCAGCGCAGCTTCCGCATCGATCGATCCGCGCCTGATCTGGGCCATCGCGCTTCCTGCCATGGCAACCAATGTCGCCACCGCGCTGATCGGCGTGGGAGACATGTGGATCGTGGGCCGACTGGGCGATGCGCCGACGCAGGGCGCGGTCGACATCGGTGCGAAGCTGTTCGCCGCACTGTTCACCGTGATGAACTTTCTCAAGATGGGCACCACCGGGCTGGTCGCACAGGCGGGCACGCGTTCGGGCGAGCGGGCGCAGGCCGAGGTGCTGGTCAAGGGCGTCATCGTAGCGCTGGCCATCGCCGCGCTACTTCTCGGCGCTAAGCCCTTGCTGCTTCCGGTCATGCTCGACGTGCTCGGCGC